CGACACAGAGTTTAACAACATTGCGACTGCTGTAGCTACCAAAGCAAACACAGCGAGTCCAACATTCACAGGTACTGTTACAGCGGGAACACTAACCGTCACTGGTACGGCTACAATCGGTACAATTGACGGAGGAACATACTAATGGCTATTGACTTTACTGGGTTACTTAGTGGAGCAGGTCAAGTTGGATCTGCTTTGCTACCTTACTATGCAGGTGAGGGAATCCTTGATTATCTTAAGCAAGCTCGTACTGATCTACCTACATCATTGTCAACACTTGAAACAGAGGCATTAGGTGAGCTTGACTTCACTCCGTACACTGTGACAACAGGGCTAGGCTCTACAGCGATTAGCCCTGAAGGGATGATTAGTACAACACTCACACCTGAGCAACAAGCAGTGCAACAATCACTTCTGGGACAAGCTCAAACACTTGCAGGTACTGCAGGACCAACCGCCTCTGAGTTGTACGCTCAAATGCAAGAAGCAAGAGCACCTGAAACAGAACGTCAACGTCTTGCGTTAGAAAATCGTCTAGCCGCTCAAGGACGCTTAGGTACACAAACAGCAATGTACGGTGGTACGCCTGAAGCATTGGCAATGGAAAAGGCAATTGCTGAACAGCAGTCACGAGACATTTTAGGCTCTCAAGCGCAAGCAGGTCTATTAGAGCAACAACGCCTGTCTAACATCGGCGGCTTACTGACACAAGCCTATGCACCTGAGCAACAAATGTTGTCTGCATTGTACGGTGCGGCTCCATTGTCTGGTCTTGCAGAATCTCAATCTCGTTCACGTTCACAGCTTCTGCGTGACCTTGGCATCACTGGTCTTGAGTCTGAGTATGGTCTGCTTGGAAACATTGCAGGATTTGAAGCAGACCGTCTGCGTGGTTTGGGTACAGCATTGAGCGGCCTGTTTGCCTCACAAGGAAAAGAAGAATCTATCCTTGAGCAAATCTTAGGTGAAAGTGGATTAGACTTAAATTCGTTTATCAATGAATATTTAGGAATTGGCGGAAATGCAACCACAGGCTCTAATACCAATTTACTAGGTGGTGTTCTTGATGAAAATACAATTACTTAAGGAAATAAACAATGGCTGATTCAATGATACAAAACCTCCTTAAGACACCTCGACAAATCCGTGAAGAACAACTTCAGAAGATGCGTGATGAGGCCGCAGGACGAGCACAGCTTGGTGGGCCTATCCGTGGTGCATCATCAGCACTGCCGGGTATTTTTAGTTCTGTCTTACAACAGCAACGTCCTGCATTAGCAACAGACATTGCACAAACTGCTAGAGGCTTGACACAGGGCTTAGGCGGTATGTTAGGTGCGGCAGGATACCAACAAGCAGGACAGGCATTAGCACAGGCTACAGTGACACCTGAGGAGCGTCAGGCAACTCAAGCACAGTCTGTCATGCGTGGTCTTGATATGAATGATCCTGCAGCTTTAAAAGCCGCAGCAAATGAATTAATGAGATTAGGTTTAACTGGAGCCGCTACACAGCTTTCTAATCGGGCTAATAGTCTTGTAGACCGTTTGCGTCAGCAAGGTTTTGAGTCTTCACAAGAAGCTCGTGCAGCTGCTGCAGAAAGTAGAAAAGTAGCAGAAGAACAACGTACAGAGGCTCAAGCTCAAAAAGAATCTGCTGTAGATGCAATTAAGGCAACTGTTCCTTTTGATGCGACAGATCTTGTAAAATATTATACAGACCAAGCAGAAGCTTTATCTAAAGCAGGATTTAATGTGGAAGCTGATGAAGCAATAACTAAAGCTTTAGAGGCTCGTGAAGGATCGTCCGATACAGCAGCCATTAAAAACTTTAGAGCGTATAAAGATTTGTCGGAGTCTGAAAAAATTGAATATCAACTCGCTAACGGTAGAGTGTTAGACCCTGAAACTGCGCAAGCACTTGAACAAGCTAAATCACAAGGACGGGTCACTGGCAGAGAAGTAGCTACTAGATTGATGTCATTTGATGAACGTATTTCTACTACAGATCAAATGTTGTCTGTTGTAGAAGAACTTACAAACATGGAAGGATTTGAATCTGCTGTAGGGTTAAGCGCAAATCTTCCAACATTCCGTCCTTCTACTGCAGATTTTGAAATTAAATTAGAGCAGTTAAAAGGGCAAGCATTTTTAGAGCAGTTTAGCAAACTGAAAGGCGCAGGTGCGATTACAGAAAAAGAAGGCACAGCTGCCGCCGCTGCATTAACAGCGTTAAGTTCGGATCGGGCTTTAAAAATGAGTGAAGAACAGTTCTTAAAAGAATTAAAAACTTTGCAAACTGTAATTAAAGCTGCTCAAGAACGAGCTAAAAAAGGTGTTGTTGCTGCTGATTGGGGACCAAAAGACTCATATGTTCCTCCTACAGAAGTAAAAACAACTACTAGACGTAGATTCAACCCTGATACAAACCAATTTGAAGAGGTAGAATCGTGAAAGAAATTGAAGTAGAAGGAACTGTTTACGAATTTCCAGAATCTATGGCAGATGAGGAAATTTTACAAGTATTGCAGAAACAGTTTGCCCCACCTGAACCACCGGCTACGACTACACAAGAACCTCAAGAATCGTTAGGAAGTCGTGTCGCTCGCACTGTTGCAGAACCGTCCACATTGTCTATTCCTGGTGCATTAGCAGGAGCGGCTGCAGGTACTCCTTTTGGTCCTCCTGGTCAGCTTGCAGGAGCAGCTATAGGCGCATTTGGCGGTGGTATGACTGGGGAGATTTTACGTCAATCTGCTGCAGGCGAACCTGCACAGCCTTTAAGGACGTTATCGGAAGGCGCATACGAATCTATTATAGAGATGACAGGTGCAAAAGCTGTTGATACAATTTTAACAGGAGGTAAAGCAGCAAAAGACTTGGTATCAGAAGGGTATGGTACACTGTTAAATAAAATGTCTCGCAGTACATACACCGATCCGTCTGAACTTCCTGTTTTACAGCGGTTGCAAAAGAAGCTGCAAGAACAATATCAAACAACATTACGTCCTTCACAGATTGCACCTAGAGACCCACGATTAGGGGCGTTAGAAGCAGCGGCAGAATCTTCTGTTGGTGGTAGTCCTGCATTATTAAATGTGGCTGATCGTCAAGTGCAATATGTAGAAGATTCAATTCCAGAGCTTGTACGTGTCATTTCAGGTGAAAGCCCGATGGGACGAGAACAGCTTGGACAAGCAATACAAAGTGTTGTTCAAAATGCAAGGTCTGCATCGTCTGTAGAATTCGGAAGAAGGTTTGAGCAATTAGACGAGCTAGGTAAAACTGTACCTGTAAGCTTGCGTCCTGTTCAGGCCCGTGCTAGGAATGCTGCACAGAAACAAAAGGTACAAACATTATCAAAGGCTGCTCGTGAGCGTGGCGATAAGTTAAAATTCTTATCTGATAGTAGACTTTCTGCTTTGCGAGAAGACATTTTAAAACTGCCTCCAAATGCGACATTTTCATCAACATATTCTATCTTAAAACAAATCAATAGAAAAATTGATGAGGTGTATGATGCGGCTAGGCCTAATGACCCTATCATTGTTGACTTGATGAATGTGCGTAAACAGATTCAAGCTCAGATGAAAAAAGCTGCAGAGCAGTCTCCAGAATTAAAAGAAGCCTATTCAGGGCTGATGGCAGATTATAATAAAACGCAGAACACATTATATTCTGATACCGCTATTGCCTTGATGAAATCAGGAGCCCCTGAAGAAGCAGGGAAGATTTTGGCTAGGCCAGGAATGACAACACGTCCTAAAATGGTAAAACAATTACTTGAAGAAGCACGTAGGCTTGGTGTTAAAGAAGCAGATAAAAATATTTTAGGAAGCTTAAGAAAAGGTTTTATTGAGAAAGCTGTTAAAAACTCAGACACGAGTTTAGATTTGAAAGGGCTTGATCCGTTTGCTCGTGTTAAAAATTTACAACAAAGATTTACTGACCAAGAGTTTGTGGACACTTTGAAGGCCCTGTATCCAGATGCAGCAGAATACAAGCAGGCGGAAAAAACTCTTCAAAGATTATTTGATGAAGCAGATATTTTGTCAAGATCAACAGGCGGTGAATTAGCACTTTCTGTTAGAAGCAGACAATTAGGTGCTATCACTGGGTCCATTAGACCGAATAGAGGCATCTTAGATCGTTTAGGCGATATTGTCACTCTTGCTCTTCCTGATGTGTTGGCAAATGTCATATCAAATCCTAAAGTTGCTAACAAGCTTTTAAGCAATATAAAAATTGCTAGGAGTCAGGCGATTAAAAATGGAAACGCTGCTCCGGAAGTAATGCGTAACATTATGGGTGGGTTAACGTCATTAGGAGCTAGTGCGTATTTCGATGCTAAAGATAAAGAAAACTTGCAGCGTCTTGATGCGATTAAGCGTAGTATTACACAGCAATAAAAAAGCCCCTCACTTGGAGGGGCATATCACCGGAGAGTGAAACTAGTCAAAGATGTTGTGAACATCTCCCCACATAACTTTAAAAAAGGGAATGTTCAATATCCATCCATTAAAGAAGAACACTTCTGCATCATCAATATCATCATCATCAGCCCATCCCAAAATAGGTTGGCTTTCAACAGTTTCTAGCGACAAGCCAAAGACATTGTGAAATCTAAAGCTAAATGCTGTCCCTATCTTCATACGGCCCATCCCCAATCTTCACCGTCAAGCCCATGTGCGTTGTAGTCTGTCACTCTTTTCTCAAAGAAATTAGAAATGCTACTACCACCCAACAACTCCTCCATCCACGGTAGAGGGTTTTCTTTAACCTTCCAGTTCGTCTTGAGACCAAGTTGCAATAGACGTCTGTCTGCGAGGTAGCGAATGTACTGCTTGACATCTGCCGCTGACAAACCTTCCAAGTTGCCCATCTCATATGCCAAATCAATAACCTTGTCTTCAAGCTTGACTGCAGTGCGGAACATTTCGTAGATAGTTTTCTTAAAATCATCATTCACAATCCGTGGATGCTCGTCACAAAACTCCCTAAACAACTTAGCCATACCTTCCGCATGTTGTGATTCATCACGGACAGACCATTCCACCACCGTACACATGCCTGGCATCTTACCATAGCGTTGATAATTTAACAACATAGCAAAGGCACTAAACAATGACATCCCTTCATTCAGCACTGATCGTGCGATAGCTAGTGCTGTACCTGACACACTATGTATATCAATATCAGACATAAACTCCAGTTTTGCAGACATTTGTTGGTATTCTAAGAAGGCTGTGAATTCTTCTTCAGGTAGTCCAAGAGTATCATTAAGGAGGGCATATGCACGTTGATGGATGAACTCTCGACTAGCAAAGGCCGTAAGCATTGCCCTGATTTCATTGTTCTTAAACTTGGGTATATAATACTCCAAGTAGTTTGTCCCGACCGCCACGTCTGTTTGCGTGAACAACCGCAGAATCTGAGTGATGTGATTCTTCTCTGATTGTGATAGGACATCGCCTTTCCAGTGGTTGACATCAGTTTGTAATTCAAGCTCATCTTCAATCCAATGGATGCGCTCATGCTCTGTCGCATAGGTGACAGCCCACGGGTAATTAAATGGTTTATAACTTTTGCTCTGTTCCAACAGACTCATAGACATTCTCCAGTGTTGTTTCTAATTCAGATAGCCGTGCTTGCATTTCTAGTATTGTATCATAACAATCATTCATCAGCCGCTTGTTAAAAGGATCAGAGTCTTTAATTAGCTCCAATCGTTTAATTAGTGTGTTTATTTCTTTCAAGGACTTTCAACTCCAGTTCTAAGCCAATAATCCTGGCGTGAAGCTCCCTCGCCTTATCCCATTTCTTCTTGCACTGAGCCTTCAGTAGCTTCAGCCAAGTCTTCTTTAGTTTCAGATGTAAACTCATATCCATCCTCCTGATTAACAGCCATCTCAAGTAGTCGTCTCAACCCTACCTCAACTAACAGTCGGGTAGCGTCTTTGTCTGTATCCACAACCAGTGTTGCAGAACCATCCTCATGTTCAACGTAGTCTGTGACTTCAATTGTTCCTGCTTTCATGTGTTCTTCTCCTTCAGGATCGTATGTCAATTCGCCTTTTGTGTTGTGCGTCTGTTCGCTTTTGAGGTCTTCATAGATTTGTTTCTTCTTTGCACGTAGGCGATCCACTTCTTCGGCATCAAGTTTTGCGTTAGCCAATTCAATCACTTTAAGTATTGCATTACGGGTTTCATCTAAACAACTCTCTAAGTAATCAAGATCAGCTAGTAAGTCTTCTTCAATCATGTGTTCTTCTCTTTTGCATAGATATACTATGCATTTTTATGCGCTGATAAACGCAAGTTATAACTTTTTTATGCGCTTATAAGTGTACACGAATGAACTATAAAAGCAACATATGTGTACACTTGTATCATATAAGCTACATATGTGTTTCTATCCCTGACGCAACTCACCAAGTCTGGTACGAAGCCAGTATGCAGAGTCACGTAGTCGAGTATGGTACGCTTCCTCTGCAGGTGTCGTAGGCTCTACTTTATTCACCTCACCGATCACATATAATACTGCTTCATGAGCAGTCTGTAAAGCGTCCAGTTCAGTGGGTTCATAAGTATTTACCCTTGGCATGATACACAGACATCATCGTCTTCAAAGTCCTTCAGCGCATTCCTATCTACTTTCGTTCCAACCTTCTCCGCTGTAACGCCCGCAGTGGTGCGGAGGTAATATAGTCCTTTAAGTCCTTCCTTCCAAGCCTTGAGATGGACTTGATTAACCAGAGCTTTGTCCGTACCGGACGGGAAGAAGACGTTAACGCTCTGTCCCTGACATATGAACTCTTGCCTTTTGGCGGCATGCTCGACAACCCATGTTTGATCCAGTTCAAACGCAGTTTTAAATGTAGCCCTCTCACTGTCGGATAAACACTCCAAGTGCTGTACAGAGCCTTCATTCTCAAGGATGCTTTGCCATACCTTCTTGGTGTTCTGTCCATGTTTCTTTAACACCTCTTCCAAGTATGTATTACGAACCGTGTGAGCTCCCGCTCTTGTCCGATGCACATAGCAATTAGATATGCGAGGCTCAATAGAGGCAGAGCAACCGCATAAGATGCTACTGTTAGCGTTAGGAGCGATAGCCAGAAGATGCATGTTCCTAACACCTGTGCCACTCCCGTCAGGACATTCACCACGTTCTGTTGCCAATTGATATGTTGCATCTGTCGCTTGCTCTTTGATGTCTTTGAATATGACATAGTTTTCACTAGCTGCCTGCCAAGACTCCCAGGCTATGCCTTTGGACTGTAGGTAGCCGTGGAAGCCCATTGCTCCAAGACCGACTGAACGTTCTCTGTATGCTGAGTATACAGCTTTTCCCAATTCTTCTGGTGCGTTGTCAATAAAGAATTGAAGGACGTTGTCCAGGAATCGGATAAGGTCTGCAACCATTCCGCTTGATTTCCATTCGTCCCATTTTTCGAGGTTGACGCTTGATAGGCAACAGACGGCTGTGCGTTCTTCACTTGTTGCGAGATGGATTTCGTTGCAGAGGTTAGAGCCATTAATTGACAATCCAAGCTTTCTCTGAGCTTCTGGTAAGCCTCGTCTGGCTGTGTCGATAAAGTTAAGGTAAGGGCTGCCAGTTCTGAAGCGAGCTTCAAGGATTCGTTGCCATAGTTTGCGAGCTTCAGTTGTATCTCTGACAATTCCTGTATGCGGGTCTGTAAGATTGAATTCTGATCCATTGATCACGGCCTCCATAAATTCGTCTGTGATGTTCACAGCGTTAAATAAATTAAAGCACTTACGATTGATGTCACCACCTGTAGGCACTTTAAATGATACAAATTCTTCAATGTCTGGATGCGATACATCCATATAGGCAGCATAGCTACCTTTTCTTGTCTTTCCTTGTTTGTACGCAGTCATCTGACTGTCCACTACCTTCAGGAATGGGATTGGGCCTGGTGCTTTGTCGCTGATCCCTCTCACGTCTGACCAGTGCCCACCCACACCGCCGCCCTTTACGGAAAGCCATGCTACTTCACCATTATGTTCAATAAGGCTATCAAGATTGTCACCCACGTAAGTAAGGAAACAAGAAATAGGCAACCCACTAATCTTTCCATGCGGTTCTGGGGCATTGCTGAGGACAGGGCTTGCAAACATGAACCACCCTTTTGACGCATAGTCGTAGATACGTTGTGCCAAGTCAAGTTCATCATCGCAGTAAGCCACTGCAGCACGTGCAAAAGCTTCTTGAGGACTGTTTTCATGCTCAAGCATATAGTAGTCCTGCATGAGCTTAATCGCTTGGTCACTGAGGCGGACGTCCCGTTCATAATCAATCTTGATCCCAAGGTGTTGAGTCATCAAATTCTCCAGTAAGGTCGTGGTAGTTGTTTTCTATAATGTCAGAGAATCGGTGGACGATGTCTTCTGATGTTATTTCGAGACGTTCAATTAAAAGCGTCTCGTCCAACTGCATCAATCGTTCTTTCAGTTCTTCTAGCGTTATCATGGCCGATGCGAACCTACTATTTTACACGATAGAGATGAGTTTGTCAAGATAATGATGAGCTTTTTTCAAATCTTCAACACCACCCTTGTCTTCCCATCGTGCTATATATTTAATCACATTGCCCCAGATGTAGCCCTTGAATGCCTCTTCAGACATCCAG